CAACAAGCCAATCGGAAGCAAAAAGATTATGGAGAAAACAAATAAAAGAAAGTTGGGATCATAAATGTGCTTATTGTGGATCCGAAGATGATTTAACTTTAGATCATGTTGTACCACAATCAAAAGGTGGATTGGATATTACAAGAAACGTGGTGTGTTGTTGTAAATCCTGTAACCAATCAAAAGGACATGATCACTGGAAGTTGTGGTATGTTCAGCAAGATTTTTATTGTGAAGAGAAATTTGATCTCATAGAAGAGTGGATGAAGCCACCTAGACCCACCAATCTGTATGCATATCGTCCAAGAAGAAATATCATATAATATTTGCTGTTGCCCCCTTGACAACTCACACAACCTATGCTATGATTTTATGGAACCCAAGACTCTTTTGCTTATGAGTCAACCTGATGAATTGATACTAAAAACATGTGTCTACTGTAGTGAAGAGAAAAGACTTTCTGACTTTCCTGGTCACCGTGGACACAAAGATCGTCATGATACTCGATGCAGAAAATGCATCAGTGAACAAAACAAGTTGCGGTATCGCCTGAAAAAAACTGCACCACCAAAACCAGAAGTTTGTGATTTATGTGGAAACAAGCCACCACACAACAAAAAGATTGTTCTGGATCATTGTCATGAAACTGGTAAGTTTCGGGGATGGATTTGTGATCCATGTAATGTTGGATTAGGAAATCTTGGAGATAATCTTGGTGGCCTATATAAGGCAGTAGAGTACTTAAAAACAAGAAGTTAAATTATGGAAGATCAAATTATTGATGTGGAATCAACTGAAGTAGTTGAAGAAGAAACAGTTCTAACTCCAGAACTTAGCTTAAATGAAGATAAAATTAAATCACATGCTGAGATGAGAAAAGATTTAGAACACTTAAATCAACTAAACAAAAAATTAAAAAAAATTAAACGCTACATGAAGAGTCCTATTTACACTGTAAGGCAAATGGATTCTAAATCTTGATATATAATAAGTAACTTTTAGTTACTTTTTTGGAAGGTCAATCCGATTGGCGACGGAACCGCTCTTGAAAAGCGTTGAGGTGTTAAAGCCCTTGGGAGTTCGACTCTCCCACCTTCCGCTGTCCGTTATTACTTTATGGATGAAAACTTTTACAAAGAATTTTGTGAACGGATTCAACACAGCATACAAATTTCTGTCAAGCATGGGCATAACGAGTATGCACTTGGGTTGAAAAAATCAATTATGATTATTAATGATTTGAAACAAAAGTATCAAAATGAGACTAAATAGTATCACTTTACCCCCGAGATTAATATGAAACAGTGTCCTGCCTGTGGAGTAATTATTGATGGGGATCTTGCTAAGTTTTCATTTGGAAAACCTGGAGATCTAAATTACTTGGCACAACGAGTATGTCAATATCGTAAAGTAGACTCCCCATGTATTAATCCATGTTATGATACTGAACGTGATTATCCACCAGGATACGATGAATTACAACTACCATTTAACTAATTATGAACACTGAAACAGAAGAACTTCAAATTGAATTGGATGATGAGACTGCTGCAATTGCAGAAGCACTTGCCAAAGAAAAAGGTGTTTCTGTAGAAGATCTATTACAGCAACTTCTTTCTGATGCAATTGAAAGTGGGTATTTTGATGCTCCAGAAAATGTAACTACGGATGATCCGCTGGTATAATGCAGTTATACTTTATTTTATTTGCAATGGTGTTTACTTATGTTTGTGTGAGTGATCCAAATGTTTTGGATTGGATAAACATTAAAGTAAATCATTTATGGGTAGATTTGCAACTGAGGTATATTAGATTTAAGTGGATGTTTAAAAAATTTTAGTTCGCAGGGGGTCTTGACAGACCCCCTTTTTTCTGCTATGATATGGGAGCAATTCGACAACGGCTATGCAGGTTACGATTTACAGTAAAGATAATTGCTCCTATTGTGAGAAAATTAAAACAATATTCAAATTGATTGATATGAATTTTGTTGAATACAAACTCGATGATAATTTTACTAAGGAAAATTTTATTGCTGAATTTGGAGAGAACTCTACATTCCCACGAGTGTTGATTGATGGTAAATTAATTGGGGGATCTTCCGAAACTATTGCTTACCTGAAGGAGCAGAATCTACTATGAGTGAAATCGCAGCTTTCATTGATACAGTAATTGACAACTTTGTTGTTACTCGTAAAAAGCCCAAAGCTAATTTTATCCAGTTTTTAAGATCTCAAGATGTTGATCGTAGAACTATTAATGATTTTGTAGAAAACAAAATTCATTTTGTGACTGAACAAATTGATGAGTTAACACTTGCACTAGATGGTGAAGATCCAGTAGTAAAGGAAGGGTATTCCAACTTTCGTCGCCCAGAACTCAGAGATTTTAAAGAACTTTTAGATCAAATTATAGACGACATTTACGAGTATAAAAATGCCAAAAAGATTACTCGCAAAAAGAAAAAGGTCACTCCAGAAAAACTAGTACGATTTGTTACTTTGTATGATAAAGAATTGATTCTTGATGGCATTACATACAAGCCACGTCCAGCTACAGAACTTATAGGTGCCAAACATATTTTCCTATACAATGTAGAAAAACGTGAATTGTGTTATTATACTGGTAGGGCTTTATCAGTTCGTCGCACTGTGATTGATGGGTTTGATCCAGATAAATCTTGGATCCGAACTCTAAGGAAACCAGAGCAATTTTTGTCTGAAGTGATTTCATCTACCAAATTTAATGTAGAAAACATCGGTAGTCATCTGACAACTAAACCAAAACCTGCCTCTGGTAGAATGAGTGCAAAACACATTCTAATCAAAGTTATTACATGACAGAAAAGTTACTAAATAAAAATGTAAGAGCAATGATAAGTGGGAGGAAAAAAGACTTGCAAAAGCCTGACTTCCACTTCGATAAACTAGTTTCCATATTTAAAAGGAACTACAGAGTGGAAGTCAAAATCTTTATAGAAGATATACAAGACTAACACTCAACGGGAAGAGAACCATGACAAATCTATTACTTTTGCTCACTGTATTTGCAGTAGGCTTTGTTCTAATAGGATTATCATTTTTAGTTGGTATGGTTTTTGGATGGTTCGCAAATGAATACTTTAATCCAATTTCCAATCATGCATCTGGTCATCCAGAAATGTATGATGAAAATGGAAACTATATTACCGAAGAATTGATTGCTGTACGTTTTGAAGACGAGGAAGACGAAGACGAAGAGGATTAATTTATGATACTGGTCGATATGAATCAGTGCATGATTAGTAATTTGATGATGCAAACCAGAATCAGTGACGGGCTAGATGAAAATATGGTCCGTCACATGGTTCTTACATCTCTCAAATCATACAAAAAGAAATTTCATGCCGAGTATGGCAATCTAGTTCTTTGTTACGATAGCAAACACTATTGGAGAAAGGAGTACTTCCCATACTACAAACAAAATAGAAAAAAAGACAGAGAAAAATCATCATTTGATTGGAGTCAAATTTTTGATATTCTCAATAAAATACGTGATGAAATTCGTGACAATTTTCCATACGTTGTTATGGAAGTGTATGGAGCAGAAGCTGACGATATAATCGCAGCACTATCTAAATTTGTTTCCATACAAAATATTCAAAAACAAAAGCAAAATCTATCTCCTGAAAAAGTTTTAATTCTATCTGGAGACAAGGACTTTATTCAATTACTAAAGTATCCTTGTGTATCTCAATACAACCCAACCCAAAAGAAATATGTCAACGGTGACATAAATCCAAAACTTTACATCAAAGAACATGTAATCAAGGGAGATAGGTCTGATGGCATTCCTAACTTTTTATCTGCTTCTGATACTTTTGTCACTGGTAAAAGACAAAAACCAATTAGTAAGAAGAATATTGCTAAATGGATTCATTCCGAACCAGAGGCATATTGCACTGAAGAACAATTATCGAACTACCATCGAAATTTAAAATTAATTGATCTCACACAAATGCCATCTGAAATAGAGAGTAAAATTGTTGCTGAATTTAATCTGTTAAATAGTAGTAAACCTAATAAGGTTTCGATGAATTATTTCATCGAAAATAGACTAGTCTCATTATTAAATGAATTGGAGGATTTTTAACTCATGGCTGAACTACCAGTAGAAAGACTTTTGCTTTCTGAAGTATTGCAAAAAGTTTCCAACGCAAAGACAAAAAAAGAAAAGATTGACTTACTGCACAAGTATAAGACTGCAGCACTGCAATCAATTCTAATTTGGAATTTCGATGAGAGTGTAATTAGTCTTCTCCCCGAAGGAGATGTTCCATATACTCCAAACGAAGCTCCAGTAGATACAGAGCATACTCGTCTACTTCACCAATACAGAATCCTATACAATTTTGTGAAGGGTGGTAATGACGGTCTCGCAAATAACAAGCGAGAGACTATGTTCATTCAGTTACTAGAAGGACTTCATCAAGATGAAGCAAAAGTGCTTTGTATGGTGAAGGACAAAACTCTAGGTAAAAAATACAAGATTACTAGGGCATGTGTAGAAGAAGCATATCCTGAAATCAAGTGGGGAAATAGGTCGTGACATGTGTAAAGTTGTACATCAAGACTGTAGTAAAGAACTAGCAAAAGATAAGTCTTTGCCTCTCAACTCCTACCTTGTAACCTATACGGTTGACAACCAGGAGAAATATGATATAGTAGTGTGTAACAAGCGGGCTCAGATCTTCGACATGTACTGGGATCAGTATCGGGAAGGTCTGAAAAACATTTGTTGGACAGATGGAAAAGTAAACCCCAAGCTATGGGGAGTTGAACCAAAGCAACCCAAAAAGAAAAAGTAATTATGAGCCAAGTTTATTTGATTTCGTTGAGTCAAGGTGCAGGAAAACTGGAAGGCAAGAATGCACAAGAAGTAATTACTTACACTGCTAGGGTAAGTAATCCAGCCAATCAAGAAAATTTTGATACTGCTGCTGGTCTCCTTAAATATTGTATTCGTGAAGGTCATTGGTCTATTTTTGAACAAGCAGATATGACTCTGGAGATCAATACTACTAGAGGTATCGCAGCACAAATTTTACGTCATAGGAGCTTTACATTTCAAGAATTTTCGCAGCGTTATGCTGATACGAAACTTCTCTC